GTTTAGATGGACCGAATGGGCCACATCGCGAGCCAAAAACATGCAGCCGATAAATTCAGCGCAACTCATTGCATTGGGCCTCCTGGCGGCATTTGAGGTGGCATTCCGCCCATATCTGGTGGCATTACGCCCATTTCCGGTTGCATTTCCGGCATTTCACGTGAAATTGGGCCGCCGGGGCCAACCAAATCGCCAGTATCCATGGCTGCTGCAATGGTGCCCATCACAATGTCTTGGATTTGATCGGGCGTCATGCCGGCCTGGACCGCGGAAATGCGCTTGGTTTCGGCGTCGTAAGCCTTGATTTGCACTTCCTGCGCCTCGATGGACTGTTCGACGCGCTGCAACATGCCGACGACTTGGTTTAGTTCCTTGGTCAGGGCTTCGATCTGCATCTTGGCCATCTGCATCTCAGGCGATTGGTCTTCGCCTTCCATAACCTTTGGATCAATGATCTTAGCAAACCGCGCCGCCATCTCCTGCGCGCCCGGCCAATCCATGTTTTTGATGAACAGATCACCGGCGACCGTCCAAAGTTGCGGGTTAGACTGCAACAGCATAGACATGGCGTCCAAGGCTTCCTGACGCTTGGTCATGTAGCCTGGCCCAGTGGTCACGCACACGTCGTAAACGCCGACCGACGGGTTGTAAATCTTGTCGATCACAAGCCCGTTTTCGTCGCGGATTTCCTTCACCGGTTCCGGCTGGGTCGGATTGATCCGCACCATGCCCACTTCGCCGTCTAGGCCCACGATACGCGCCACGCGGGCGGTGTCGTAAATCTTGGGGATCATGTCCACAAGCTGCCGGGTGACGTGCCGGATCGCGCGGGACAGGTTGTCGACGTAATGGTAGGTGCCCGTGTCGCCCTGCTTCTCGCGCGCCAGAATGGCCCGGCCAGACCGCTCGTTGCTCTGCGCCCCTAGGCTGCTGTCGTACTGGCCTGTGGTGCCCTTTATGTCGTCAGCAGCGCCCAATTTAGCCTGTATGAGGCCGGTCTGGGCCAGCGGCGGTGGTGCGCGCTGCGGCAACGGTAGAGGGCTTCCAGCGCCGTCCGTAACGTCTGGATTGACTTCTAGGTACGGCCAGTTGTTCGTGTTGGCCGTCTTCCAGTTCATCTCGTAACCTTCAAACTGGCCGCCATAGCCAATGAAGGGCGCCTTGGGGGCCAAAGCCAGCATTTCGGCTTCCTGACTGACCCAATAGTTGTACATGCGCTGGGCGTCCTTGGCGTTCCGCACAAGGCCCGACACATAAAGTTGACCGTCGACCTCAAATTCGTTGCCAATTACGCGCACGACGGGGATGTATTTGCCCGCCCAATCGCGCTCTTCCAGCACCTCAAACCCGTTGGTCTTGACCCATTTGACCTTTTTACGGTCGACCACGCGGCTACGCAGCGGCTTACCGAACATCGCCTTCAGTTGCTTGTCCTGTGGCGTATTGGCGAAGGCTGTGATGTTGTCGGGGTAGAGGTTCAGCGTCGCTTTTTCGTGTTCGTAGTAGAAGTATTCGGCGATACGTACCATGTCTTCCGAGAGCCATTGAGAAAGGCTCTGGTCGCCCACGCCTTGCGACATGAGGCTAGAAATCGGCGCAGCATCTGGAAACATGCGTTCATAGTCGGCCTTGCTCACGTCTTCGGTGATGAAGCACCATTCGGCGTCAGCGCCGCACGGGTCTTGGATGGCCGGGTCCATGTAGACCGAAAACGAGTTCCGCACCCGTCCGATCTTGATGTCCTGGTCGAAGCTGTCCTCGCGGGCGTACTCCGTCAAAATGCGGATGTAGCCCTCGCCGTAGGTGACCTGGTTGTCGCAAGCCGTGTCGTAGGCCACGTCGGCGTCTGAGATGTACTCGATGTGCCGCACCATGCCGTCGAATATCTCGGCCACGCGCACGTCGGCGCGGTCGTCGGCCGGGATCACCTTGCCGGTCGGCCGGTTCTGCCGCTGCTCGTTGGTCACCTGGCGCACATGCTGCGGCAGCTTGTTGATCGTCAGGCACGGTCGCGCGTTGATCGTCTGGCCCTGCACGGACCCGCGGGTCGCCAGCACGTCCGCCGGCCACTGCCACTGGTTGTCCGGGCTGCCCGCCATAAAGCGCAGGTCGTCCAGTTCGTCTTCGCGGCTATCCGAGTACGCCGACAGCGCCACGGTGTAGCGCCGGCGCATGACGGACAGACGGTCCTTGTCGTCGCTGTCCGATACCTTGCCTGCGGCTTCTACATCGTTGGCGGCCATTACTTGCCTTTCTTAGCCGCTGCGCGCTTGGTTGCGTACGCGATGGCGACAGCCTGTTTTGCCGGCTTGCCGGCAGCAATTTCGGCCTTCACGTTCTTGCGGAAGGCGTCTTTGGAGGTGGACTTTACCAGCGGCATGTCACTTGCCCTTCTTGGCGGGCTTAACCGTCTTAGCCGACGCACGGAACGCCGCAGCAGTGGGCGCGCCCTTGGCGCCCGGCTTCCGCATCTTCTCGCCAGACCCGGCCGCGATGCGCTCCCGTTTGGCGTGGATGTTGGCGTATAGACCCGGTTTTGCCATTAGCACTTCCACCTTCTCATGCTGGCTTTCGCCCTGTCGGCGTTCTCCGACTTGGCTACCACGCCCGCCATGCGGGCGCAAAAGGATTTTTTACGCCCCTTGTCCGCCTCGGTCTTGGGGCTGGGGGCCGGAGGCTTCAGGTTGGAGCCTGTCTCACGATTGTACTTAGCGCGGCCCTTGGCGGTCAGGCCCGCGCCCTTATCGGTTGGTAGCTTCTCGCCGCGGCCTACGGCCAGCGAAACACTTTTCTTGGCCATCGCGTCCCCGCTGTGCCGGTGAGAGTGTTAGACGCAGTGGATCAGCGCGTAGTTGATCACGACCGCTTCAGACAGCGACCCGGCGCTGATGTTCCGCACCGTGATGGACGCAGCCCCGGCGCTCAGGCCAGACACCCAGCAGTTGTACGCGCCCGCGGTAGCGCCGGCGGCCACGTTCAGGATGAGGATGTCGTTGGTGCTGATGAAGGTGTTGTTCAGCGTGAACGTCACGTTGGTCGTGGCGCCCAGCGCCGCGTTGTTCATCGTGATCTGGCCGGCGGGCTTGTTCAACGTCACCGCGGTCGACTTGCTGGTCGCCTGCGTTACCGTGCCCTGACCCTCGGCGGTGTAGCCAAGCTGCTCATCGGACAAAATAATGTTTGCGCCGCTGATGTCCTGATCGGTGAACGCTACGCCGATTGGTTTCGTGTAGGCCATGGCCTAAGCCCCCATCCAAGAGTTTGAAATTCCGCCCGGAGCATAGGCCCTGCGCGGTGCCCTGTCAACAAAATCCCGGTGGGCTACAGGAAACGCAAACGTCACCGCGATGGCGTCGGCCGCGTCGGGCGAGGCCAGCCCGCGGGATTTCATATCTTTCTTGCTTTCCAAGAAGATAGTCCCTTTACTGTCCGGTTTCATCATCGGCCCGGTCAGGTCGTTCTTGAGGTAGCGGTCCAGCGGGATGGACGCGTCCTTCAGCCAGGTCCGCATCTCGCCCCACATCTCGGCCCGCTTGTTACCCCACATCAGCGGGTTCTTCGACTTGTTTCCGAAGTTGACCCCCTTGATCTTGTACCGCTGCTCCTTCAGCCGGTCGACGATGCCGGCCCCTAGGCCGCCCTCGTCGATCACCACCAGCGCCGGCTTGTACGTTTCGATGGCGTCGATGACGTGGCCCACCACCGTCATGGTGTCGTCGCCCTTGTGGCGCTTGATCGCCACGATGTCGCGCCCCTGCCGGATGGCGATGACCGTACTGTCGGACCCGAACCGTGCCGGGTCCACGCCGATGATGATGGGCGCCGACGGGTCCTTGTGCTGCGGTCGCCGCATGGCGTCGTCGACAGTGGAGGCCCCGATGAACTGGTCGTCGGACGCGTTGGGGAACTGACCGTACACCTCGACGTGGGCCTGGGTGCTGTCAGGGCCGTACTCGTCGATGATCTGCTGGTAGACCTGCTTGTCCGTATGCTCGACCGTGCGCGCGTCCACGATCTTGGTGTCCCAAAAGTCGCGCTTGGAGTGGAAGCACTCGTAGAAGTAGCCGCTGTTGCGCCGCGGGTTGCTGAACGCCAGCCAGAAGCGGTGCGGCGTGTTCTCCGTGAAGAAGCCCGCCGCGACCGACCAGATGCTGTCGTCGATACCGCTGGCTTCGTCGAACACCAGCATGACCCCGGCGAAG